ATCAATGGTATGATTTCTTTGTTGAAGAGAATCCATACTTGAACCACCTCACATTTCGTAATGCCTATAGGTGGGATGAGCGTGGATTTAAGTATTACGAATACAACAAAGTCCTTTCGATTGGGAAACTCAGTTTTATTCATGGCGCTTATATTGGTCCCTTCCATGCTAAGAAACATTTGGAGTCGTATGGGTGTAACTTAATGTATGGGCATGTCCACGATTTACAGCGCTATAGTATGACTCGACTTAAAGATGGTGGAATATCAAGCTGGAGTGTTGGGTGTTTAAAGAATATGAAAGCTGAAAAGAATACCTGGTTAAGAGGGCGGCTGCATAACTGGAATCACGCTGTAGCCATAGTTGATTTTTGGAAGAACGGAAACTTTACTGTTCAGATCGTAGAGATTGTTAAAGGCAAAACTGTGCTAAACGGAAAGGAAATAATTGGATAAGAACTCACTTTACTATATCAATGAACCAACTTGTATTAGTTTTTCTGGTGGTCGAACTTCTGCGTTCATGCTACACAAAGTGCTTGAGGCGCATGATGGTGACTTACCAGAGTTTGCCAAGGTTACTTTTGCCAATACAGGGAAAGAGATGCCACAGACTTTAGATTTTGTTCGTGATTGTGGAGAGAGGTGGGGGGTTGATATTGCTTGGCTTGAAAGGTTTGCAAGGAAAACAAAGAAGGGCGAGAAAAACAAACTAGGAAATGAGAACAAGTTCACATACGATTTAAAGGTTGTTGATTATGAGTCTGCGAGTAGGAATGGAGAGCCTTTTTCAGAACTAATCAAAACAATAGGGTTTGCACCCAACCCAGTAGCAAGATTTTGTACTGCCCAACTCAAGATAAGGGCGATAAGTGATTACTTGATTAATCTATGTGGATTTGAAAAACCCTATGTTGGGTTTATTGGAATAAGGGGCGATGAAGTAAGAAGGGCAGTTAAGATGAGTGGCACAATAGAGAGTGGACAAGAAAGATATTTACCACTTTACTTGGATGGAGTAACCGCTAGAGATGTTGGAAAGTTTTGGAGTGATAATGACTTTGATCTAAACCTACCTAATAATAATGGTGTAACTGATTTAGGTAATTGTGACTTGTGCTTCTTGAAAGGACATAGCAAGAAGCAAAGCATCATCAGAGAGCGACCAGAATTAGCAGATTGGTGGATTGAACATGAGTCTTATGATGGGGGCGGCACAGGGAACTTGGGTTTCCGCAAAGAATCGCCAAGCTATAAAACCATGAAAAAAATAGCACTTGAACAAACAAATATTTTCGATAACCTTTATAGTGATGAAACTATCCCTTGTTTTTGTGGTGATTAAGAATGACGATAAACAGAATCATTTATAGGGATAAACCTAAAGCGGACATCTTTAGATCCCTGGTACAAACCTTTTGGAAAGACAACCCTAGTTGCGAAGTAGCAACAATATCAATCACCAAAGACAAACCCAAGAGGAGTGATGCTCAAAACAGGCTTTTCCATACCTGGCGAGATATAATCGCAGGGGAAATGGGTGAGTCCAAGGAAGAAACCAAGAACCTAATCAAAAATCAATTCAGCATAGAATCGACCAAGGATTTAGAGGTTGCTGAGTTTGTCGAATTCCTGAGAGATATTGATGATTTCTTTGGAGGGGAATATCAAATAAAACTGCCTAGAAATGAAGATTATCATTTAGCTATGTACAATGTTTACAAGAAATCATAAAGAGAAACTGGAAGATGTCAATGATACTCTGAGAGAGGCTATGGAAATTGCAAGAGAGGAAGATACCGAAAGGGATCTTGAGATGAGAAAGCTCTTGAAGTCAGCAATACGAACAATAGATGTTGTAACAGGCGGTTTTTATGCAGGTCATTATGAGGATGGTTTTTAATGTAGAGCCTTGTCCTGCATCAAGACCAAGGGTTTCCAGGTGGTCCACCTATTACCCTAAAAAGTATACCCAGTTCAAAGAAGATATGAAAGCACTGACAAGTGAGATGGACTCGACTCCCTCTGAAAAACTGATTAGTGTTGATGTAGAGTTCAATGTCAGGATTCCAAAGTCCTGGACTAAGAAAAAGAAAGAAGAAAAGAATGGAAAATATTGCGACAACAGTAGTGATATAGACAACTACCTAAAGGCAATACTGGATTCCCTGAATGGGGTTCTTTTTGTGGATGACCGACAGGTCGTAGAGGTTTATGCTAGAAAGCGATATAGCAATAGACCTAATATAATATTCGCAATGAAGGAGTTATAATGACTGTAGAGAAATTGGAAATGTGTAAGGTTTTGTCGGAGGACTATGCAAATAGGGCATCTAATAGGGGAATGGACTACAAGAAGTCCTATGAGAGCTATATGGAGAGATCGCAGAAAAGAAGTTTCCAAGATCTATTGCAGCATTTTTCATCAGTAAAACAATTTCCTACTGTCATCAAATCCAATAGAAATGAGGAATATGTCATTACGAAAAGTGATGATGATTGCGAGGATGGGGTATGCAAACTATAGCGCTTATAATAGTATTGCAGGTTGTAGTAACCCTACTGACAGGGTGTGCTGAGTTTCAGACCAAGGTGGATATGATGAAAAGCGAACAGATGACTTGTGCCGAAGAAGAACAATCTCTATGTGCAGGTTGGAAAGTATGACAGAAAAAATCGACTTTACGAAAGACTCTGAATACATAAGGATGTTTGAGGATCATACTGATGCAATGAAACAGCAATCAGAGTGTTTTAATGCAATGGTTGAAGGTATGAAAATCTTAGGTTGGGATGAGAAAGAAGATAAGAAAAGACTACCGCCTTTAGCACCTAAATCACCCTTTAGTTAGAGTTTAAACATACCTTGATTAATAAGGTCGTGATATTTGTAGGCTTCTTCTATTCTACGATCCAAATGTGGTGTACTTGATTTTTCATAAGAGTCGAGAAATGCTTTTGTTTTCTTATTTGTCAGCACCCTCTCTCTACCAGCAGGTGAGAAAGCCATAGGGGTGGGTACAAGGTCATCAAATGCACTCTGCAATAGACCCCTATCTCTCCACCCTAAATCTCTTCCATATCCCCCTCTCTCGTAAATATTATCATAGACGAATTTGGCTTGACTGAATTTGCTGTCTGGAATTTTGTTGCCCTTCAACCAATCAAAGTAATCATCTTTATGGGTATCTGTAAACTGGAATAGACCATGACCACCACCACCTTCATACTGTTGCATAGTATGGTCGAATGTACTATCAGTTTCAACAGCAATGTTACCCATAAGTGCTGCTAAATCATTAGGATCAAACCCTGCTTTTAATAGGGCATCTATGGTTTCCTGTCTATTGTCTGCCATCTATAAACTTATCCTTTTAGTAGGTTTTAAATCCACAAACTCCTCTTTCTTGGTTGAATCATACTCTCCAGTTGTAGGATTGTACTCAAGGCTTGGCTCTTTAACCCAACCAGGCTTTCTACCATATAGGTTTATAGCCTCTTCATAGCCTTGTTTGGTTTGCCAATATGGATCTTTCTCATCTACACTCCAGAAGTTTGAACCCTCTGCCATACTGTAGCCTGGCTTTTCACCTCTTAGATTTTTTATCTTAACAGGTTTGTTTCTACCTTGTTCTCTATCAATTCCACCATGTCGTACTTCTTCAGGTTTGGATGACATCATCCCACCACTTAAAAACTCTATAGCACCTTGCATCACAGAATCCCAATATTCCTTACCTGCTGCTGCTATTTCTGAAGCCTTTTTTAGTTCTGCTTCTTGCAAGGCTTGATCGTGCATAGCTTGTTCTATCTCTACAGGGTTATTCATAAATCTTGGTTCTGGTATTGTAGTTACTTGTTGTTCAAAAACAGGTATAGCATTTCCGTATCTATCAAACTCTTGATCCTCCCCCCAAGTTGCTGCTGGTATTTCAGTATCATCTATAAAGAAACCTGAACCTGTAGAAGATAACATCCCATCACCCATTCCTGAAAGATATTCTCTGTAGTTAGCCATTATAAATTTCCTTTATCTTGTTCAATGACATTTCCATCTTTATCATAATAAAGTTGTACTTTATCATTTTGTGTAAATTCAATAGGTGATAGTTCAAAATATTTACCAGCTTCCTTCATTATTTGTGCAAATACAGCATTAGCTCTTGTATCACCCCACTTCATATTAAGACCTCTTGTTAGAAGTCTAACATTTCTAGGACTTGTAAGCATCTTACTTATCAAGTAGGGAGAGAGTGCATAAATAGCTAAATCTCCACTATAGCTGGTAATCTCTGGTACACCCTCACCTATCCATGGGTTTAAAGCTCCAGTAGCATCCAAAATCAAACCAGCCTGACCAACCTTAATCATAAAATCGCCCTGTCCTTGCGCCCTCTTTTGTGCAACATCTATAGCATTAGTAAAAAATCTTAGGGAATTTCTTTGTTTTGCTGTAAAAGCCTCTGTAAAGGTTTTATTAGCAGGTGTTCCTTTAATAAATAATTTATTAAGATTGGCTAATGTAAATTCACTAGCAACAACATCCTTTCCTGTTTGTTTAACACCAGACTCTAAAACAGTTTCTCCAGCCTTTCTTGCACCACCAAGAATCTCTTCTAAATAACCTGACTGCATTTGATTCCAGGTTTTTGTAAAATCAATAGCCTCGTCTGTTCCTTTTGAAAATTGTTCTGCCCACCTTAATGCGTGTCTAGCCTCCCTAACTCTAGTTACATTACCAGAGGCAAATATTTGGTGTCCTATTTTCTCTGGATCTTGTAATATCAATTTAGACATATTTTTATTCATCATGCCCTCAACACCAGTTTTCCAGAATTTACTTACTGAACGATATTTTTTTATAAATTCATCATTTTTTGTAGCTAATGCTCCATCATCCATAGACTTTAAGATAATATCTTGTATGTCGTTAGCTATCCTTTTTGCATTATCCTTTCCAAATGCTTGTTCCATAGATCTTGATTCAGCAAGAAATGTAGTTCTAAGGTCTTGAGCCACACTAAAAGAAATTTTTTCATCAGAGGCTAGTATTTTCTTTAGAACAGCCTCATCTCCAACAGTTAGTCCTTGAACTGGCTTACCCTGGTCGATAATTTTCTGAACATAATTCTTTAAGTTTTTCAGAGAAACAGGTAATATTTCTACTTCTTCTTTAAAAACCTCCACCCTATCATACTTACCACCCCAGGCTGATTTGTGTGTTACAGTACGCTCAACCTCATCCATAAATGGTTTATATGCTTCATCTAATTCATCATATAGAATCCCCCCTACTCTATGATGTTGTCTGATTCCAACAGAAATAGCATTTTTAAATAAATCACCAAGCTCTTCAGCACTAAGAGTTTTACCAGCAGTATTATTAAAGTTTGTAATATAATCATCTGCTAGTTTCTGAATAGACTCATCCGTTAATTCTCTCGCTCCTCTATAAGCTGTACCACCCCAAGCAGCTTCTGATAAACTCTCAATGGTTTTAATAAAATTACCATTAACTACCTGTGCTGCGGTCAATCTACCACCACTTGCATCTACTAACTGCCTAATCATTTCAACTACAGATATTTCCCCCAATTCAGCTTCCTTGAAAATCTTTTGGATGTCTTGACCTTCTCCAGCCATCCCTGGGAGCATTGCCTTACCTTTTATCAATTTTCTGTAGGCTACTCCAATACCTGTTGCAGCAGTTTGTCCTATTAATTCATATACCATTTCTTCAGCACCAGCACTAACTGCATGATTTATTGCTTGTGTCCAATTATCAGGAGCTTTTGGACTATCGGTTAATGAGTAAAATGCTTGTTGTGCCAAATCACCGCCAGCACCAGCAGTACCAGCACCAGCCATTCCAGATAAGACTGTAGATAAAGTTCTTGTAACTGGGTGAAGATTGGCAGCAACTTTTAGACCTGCTCTCATTCCAAAATAACCACCACCAATACCACCAACAGTTTGACCAGTTGATTCTGGCAACTCCCATGAATTTATGTTTTCTGCTTCACCATAAACAACTTGATTTTGAAAATCAAAATTTTCCATTAATGGTTGTTGATTAAGGTGTTTAAAAGAACTTGTCTGTTCAACTATAGGGTTCTCATCTTCCCATTCTAAATCAGCCATGTTTATTTCTCCCTTTTTCTAAGATTGCCATTAATGTCATAGTAATACCTGCCAATCGGAATATACTTGATGTGTGATGGATCAGTTAATCGAGGTATAAAACCTTGTCTTAATTGAAAGGTTATTGATGCCTCTTGGTCATAAGTAGCATACATATCTCTTTTAGATTGTTCTAAATTCTTTCTAACATCAAAGATCCATTTTATTAATTGTTCAGATGTTGCAATACCAGTTTGATACTCGTTTTGTAATCTCTCCCATTCTTGTTGAGTTACTTGAGAGCCAGAAAGAGTTTTTAATCTGGAATTAACTACTGATGACAATTTACCTAAAAAATCTCTTGCCTGGTCACCAGCTTCATTTAGTCCGAATTTCATAATTCTATTTTTAAATGATACACCTGGTAAATCTCCAGTTCTTAATGCAAACCCAGTTTTATCGTATGCTTGCTCCCCATTAATAATTAAAGGCTTTGTATGTAAATCTACAAGTTCTTCCAATGATTCTAAACGACCTTGTAAATCGCTCATTCCACTAGCTGACCATTTTTCACCAAGTTTTCCTATATCTCCATGAACAAGTTTATCTCTTTCATCTCTACTTTTTACTTCAGCAGTAATTTTTTTCTGGATAGTATCATGAGGATCTGTACCTGTATAACCTATTTTTTCCATATTCGCCAATAACTCTTGCCAATTTTCCAAAGAGTCTACCCAACTACTACCAGATACTATTGTTGATACATAAGCTCTGGCTTGTTGATTATAATCAGGTTTTGTGGTAGTAGAAGTTTCTTTCTCAGCGTTCATTCTGTTGGTTTCTTGAGTTCTTAACTCACTAGCCATATTAAAAATCTGTGCAGCAAAGTCATATATGCCAGCAGCATTTAATGCGTGATATACTTTCATCATATCTTCAGAAGTTTCAGGATTAGGAAATCTTTCCATAATTTCTGCAACTTTCTGTTGTTTGGCTACTGCTGGGTCAGGTGTACCTCCCAACATTCCAGCCAATCCCATAAGACCTTCATTGTATAAATCACCACCTACGGATGAGGCATAAATTGGCACACGACCCAGGGGAATCTGAGCTGCTTCGTACCCAGTTTTATGACTTTGTTGTTCCCTTGCTGCCTGCAAATCGAACATACCTGGTAATTCTACACTTACTGCCATATTAATCTCCTCTCTAAACTAAATATTTGTTTTTTAGTTCTCTTACCATAATCTTATAATCGCTAAGTGCTTTAGGATCATCTTTGTCTTTTTTGATTAAATCAAATATAGGTTTGAGATAATTATCCCAAATCTCTTTATATAAAGCCTTGGAATTATCTTTCTTGTCAATTTCTGCAACAATCTTAGGTGCTGTTACTCTGTATCTACCAAAAGAAGTGGTAAATGTAGGATGCCAAGAACTCATATAATCCCTCCAGTTATTAAATACAGACAGTCCATCTTCACCTATTGCTTGTGTTGTTGCTGTGGCAATATATGAAGGAAAACCACCACCACCTGAACCTCCAAACATTCCACCTGATTGACCACCTAGAATAGAATCCCAAAATTTACTCTTGCCTTGCTGTTTTTTGAGGGCATCCATAGCCAGGGCATCTGCCCAGCGAGTAGATGCGGTACTAACATTAGCCATATTGCCTTGTGTATCAGGTACAGGCATCCTAATCATTGCGTTTGCTCTATCACCTAAAGTACCCATCGTAGTAACAGCACCCAGTTCTCTTTCTATACCAGAGTCAATTAGTGCTTGAGATTGTAAAAATGCGGTGTTCATTAATCCCAGGTTTCTTTGATCCCTTACATCGCCCTCTGCTCTTTCACCCCAGTATCTTCCAGTTGAGGATGCACCAGTAGCCTGTTCTCTTGCTAATCTTTCTTGTCGTTCTAGTGCATCACTATCTCTATACATAGCTCTCATCTGGTCGAATCTTTGTTGTTGGGCATCTTGCCAACCACCACCTGCTAGAGCATCTACCTGACCACCGAACATCTCTCGTCTACCTATCATGGCATCGTAGATAGCCTGGTTCTCTGGAGATAGAGCAGCAGTAACCATATTCTTATCTCTATCCCAACGGACAGTACCACCTACACCAGTAACATCTGGAGTAGACCTTTCCCAAATAGCTTTGTCGTATTCTAGTTGGCGTTTTAAATCATCTTCTGAAAAACCAGCATAACTCTTTCTACCTCCCATCAGACCGCCCAGAGGAAAACCACCACCTGTTTTTTTCTTTGTGGGTCGATAACCCCTTGCCTGGTTACTGGGAATACCTGTATATCCATAATCATTTCTTCCAGTTCCAACTCTCGTTGTCGCATACCTATTAGCCATTGCTTTTTCATAGTCTGCTTGTGATGCCATTTCTCTATCTCCTAATTATGCTGTGCGTTTCCAAAAATATACTACTATGTA